AACGACTCGGCTCCATCATCGGCAGTTTCCTGTGCTAGGTCTAGGTCTAGCTTTTCTCGGAACACCGGAGCCCACGCACCGTCGATTACGCGTGGGAGATGTACGGCTGTAACACCTGCACCCTTGGTAATACAGCACTTGGCGTGTACCTCTGCGTCGATATTGACCAGGAAATACATGCTCTGTAGTGGGCTATCGTAGGCCAGATGGCACCAACCTTCGTTATCTACGAGGAACCCGCTTGATGCAATCGAGCTTTGTTGAATCGTGGTATCAGGGGAAGCAAATCCGGTTCCCAGTGTTTCCAGTTTCTCTGTCTCGAAGCAGTCTACATAATTGAACTGGGCTGTATCGAACGGGGGAGAACCTGTTGCGGCGAACTCGGCCCATACGAAGTGTGTCTTTCCGTCCTCTGCCTGGTCTTCTGTCTGCTCAATAGCGAAGGCCAAATTAATGCAGCTACCTTTTACTGTCGTGAAAGAAGTAAAACCGGAAGCAATAGAGGCAAACCCTGTGTCGTCGGAAGAAGCCGCGTACATATTGGTAGCAGTAGCAGCTACACAAGCGAACTTATTCCAGTCACGGCTTACGGCTAGGCAAACGGGCGTTACTGAGGCGATAACGTCTACGGTGGAATCAGTAGAACCTGCTTCGTCGACTAGGAACCCAGCTACGTTAGCAGCTCCGTCGTTGTTGTAGTAGGCTACAAAGACCTTAGTATTGCTCGGGTCTTCTATGCAATCGAAGATACCGGGCGTAATAGCATCAGACTTGAGTTCTACATCGGAGGTACTGGTCGGGCTGTACGTGGGAATCACGGTACATCGTAAACTTGCTGCGCTGCTCTGGTAATAGATGAGCAGTATTGCGCTTCCTGACTTGGCCAGTTTCGCTCTTGTACTATTGGCTATGCTGTTATTCGCTGTGATAATAGTGCCAGTACTTGCGTCGGTGGCAGTCCATTTTACAGTGCCAGTACCCGAGTCGAGCCAGCAGTGAACTTTCAACCCGCCATATGTAATCACTTGTCCTAACGACTGGTTAACAGACTGGGTATCTAGGATAGATTCGGTTACCTTGACTGCTAATAGTTCCCCCTTGCTGTGAAGGTCGACGTTGTTAGCTAGCTCACTTACGCCGTACAGGTTGTGGTCGGCGCATACGGTAAGCTCCGAATCGCGTGTTACTAGTGCATCGATGTCGGTAAGCGTAGTTGCGGTGTTGATCTTTGTGTAGCCAAGCCTGGTTTCGTACCCTGCTATACCTGAAGCAGGAAAGATTGCATCAGACAGGTCCGCTGCCGCCGGAGGCTTGAGTAGCTTCTCGTTGGTCTTAGTGTCGAGTCCTGCCCCGAGGGGCACCTCAACTGGTCTCCATTGCATCGCCAATATTAAGGCCTATCCCACTGAACCCGGATACTTAGAATACGGTCGCTTGCGTGTGCGGTAGAAAACCGGAACCACATCGAGTTAGATGCTACTGTGTGGTTAATAGCAGTCCACGTTATTGTGTGTGCACCTGCTGTAGTAGATGCGGTGTTATCTTCCTCGACTTCGGTAGCATCACAGGCTGCGTTCGAAATTATGTGACACGCTTTCGAGCCTGTATTACCACCGAAGCAGTACACGTATATGTTAATAATCCGGTCTCCGGTCATCAAGTCCAGCGGGAACGCCACGCCAAGTGAAGTCGCACCGGGCGTAACCTCACCTGTTGAGTAGTGCGATGATGCCGTAGAGTTGCTGCTAACCATACCAGTCGTAGCATTGATTACCTTGGTACGCGTTCCGTGCTTTATTTCTGCCGAACTAGTGAGCGTGATATCCGTTGCTAGGCTGGAGCTGAAAGTAACGTTTCCACTCGTATCAGACTGAAGCAGTGCTGCAGCAGCAGGAACAGCAGCGGGCAGCGTAAACGAGTAATCAGACGACATCGCAGGGACATCAACAGTAAGAGTGTTACCTGAGCCATCTCGTATTTCGGCAGCGCCCATTCGTACGTTTGCGTAGTCATCTGCGCCCGACCCAGAGAGCGCTTTGTAGCGTGTTGCGTCCCAGTCGAAAGTGATACCACCCGTACCATAGTCTCCACCGGAATCGCCCAGACCACCTGCGCCTGCGTTGTTTAGGTTACCTGCGTTGGTAATTGTGATAACATTGTTCGAGTTATCACGAACAGCGAACTCTCCTGCTGTAGTGAAAAAGACCGACATTAGATCAACCGGGTTACTCGACTGCGCTTGGTACACGGTACGCTCTAGTGCGGTTATCCCGTTTCCGCCCATGCTGAGATCTGCGCTGGCATCGATGGCTGTAACAGGTACCTGTGCTTCAACTGCAGTTACGATCTTAGTTATCTGGGTATTGAGGTCTGTACCCCACGTTCCCGTGTTACCTCCCTGCGTGGGTAGCGTAACGTCTATGTCAGATCCAATCGGCATTTAGTATATCCAAAGTTTGATTTTTGTTTTGTTCAATTTAGGTCGTCTGTAAAGCGTAAAGTGAGAGCCGGCTAGTACGTGCGATGACCGCGTTGTGCCTACTCCTACGCTGGTAATGTCTGTGGCTACGTCTTCCCACTTCCCGCCCAACATGAACCTATCTGTGTTAGCAGCACTGGTCCCGTCTGTGAGAACTGAATCAGACTGCATTAGCCTGTTCTGGGCTTTGTCGATGAATAGTTTGGACTTCAATAACTGTTCTGTTGCAGCAGCCGATTGCGGTACGCTAATGATTAGCCCGCCTGTCGAAGCAGAGGTAGCGCTTGCTACGCCCAAGTACTGTGTGTGGCAGTTCGATAATGTACTAGAGAGCGCTCCGTTTATTCTCCACTGTAGAACAGCTGTGTTAGCGCTTCCCAACCAATAGCCCTCGATGCGCAGTTCTGTATCAGAGTTAGAGACGGCAGTACCGAAGTCGAAGTTAGTACCGGTAGTGTCGACATCGATACGCTCCAGGAATTCCCAGATAGCCGTGAGCCGGATTGAAACATACCCATTCCTTACGTATGCAATGCTAGGAACAACCAGTACGCCGCTCTCAAGTAACATTACGCCGCGGACCGGGCCATCGATCTTTACCCGGACGATTCCATTCTTGTCGGCGATTCCACTATACGCCCTGCCTGCAATAAAAGGGTTGTTACCGAGGAAATCATCGGGAAGCTGTTTCCCGGATTCGCTCAATTACTTCCCGCCCCAGCGTATGCTTGCTGGATCGAAGTGGTTACGGAACCGAAGTGTACGTTTCTGCTGTACCTGGCCAGCCGAGTCGATGGAGCGGTTTTCTGCTGCCTCTTCTAGTTCGGCCGTCATTTCGGCCATAGATTCCCGGAGCTGTACAGCGCTTGAACCTTCCTTAACTTTGGCATCGATAGACATGCCGATAACAACGAACTCCTCTAGTCCTGCGATACCTGCTATTAGTACAGCTGAATCGGTTCCATCCGTTGCCAGCTTTTGAGGTACCACGGTGTACCTGTGTCGGCAATTCGATACGGTATCCGGGACAGGGAGAATTCTAATTAGCGGAGTACTAGGAACGGTGTTATTGTACCGGAACGTGTAGGCAAGCGGTATGCCCTGCTCAGTCTGAGTGAACCTGTTCTCTTCGGAACCATTCACGCGTCGTAGTGAAACGTACACACCAGAGGTGGCATCGGATACATAGTCGATACCTACTGTACCGTAGTAATCCGTGGCTACTTCGAAGTCTTGGGTAGAGCCGTCTCCGGTGAAGGTCTGTTCCCGTACGTACCTGCTTGGGTCAATCTTGAGCAGCCGGTTCCACAGTTTGGCAATCCAGACGTTGAGTGAACGGTACCACTCGGCGGAACTAATGAAGTTGGAGTTCTCCATTTTGGAGCGCTCCTTTGCCCGAACGATCAGATTCGCTGCTGTTTCTGTTCTTGCCATAAAAAGTTACCGGGGGAACCTAATTCCCCCGGATTTCTATTTTGCTAGCTCCAACGCAGCCCGGAAGATCTTAGCCTTCTCGGACGGCGTAGTAGCATCCTGGAAATCAGACATAGCCTGTTCCAGTGCATCGGGTGTATCCGGCGTTTCCTCCGGATCTGTTTCTTTTGCTTTGTCGATTGCTTTGTCGATTGCTATACGAAGTAGCGAACCAGGTGACATTATGCCCTATCCGATAGTTCGGACTTATTACAGAGTACAAGTACCCTAATTGTAACGTCATCCAGGTCATCAGAAGAGATGGTACCCGCAGAGTTCAGATAACCGAACACAGGGAGTGCGCCAGTAGAAGGAACATAGTCCCCACACTTGACCCAAACATCTCCGTTGTTCTCGGCTACAACCGGTAGAGCAATCATCACGTTCTTTGGCTTGATCTCTTCATCAAAGGTAATCACGTAATCACCTTCGCCGGTCCGAGACATAGTTACGCCATCAGAGGGAATAAGAGCATCAGGTGTGCCCCCGTTGTTCCCCTCGAACTCTAGCCAGTAGAAATACGAATCACCGGTTAGATTGATGGTAATGCGGGAACCTCCCCGCGGTCTGTGTGATGTTGCCATATTATCGCTCCCAGTATCCGATCTCGAACTCGTAAGACTGTGCCACACTTTGTGAAGCAGCATTAAGCGTAAGGACCAGTGAATCGCCTGGTTGCAATACAGCTGGAGCAACTTGCGTACGGATAACCGCAGCTAGTGTTCCATTCTGTGGTGCACCAGAACCTTGTGCAGGCTCTCCACCGAAGTCGAAGATAAACTGATCTCCAGCTACGGTGATAACAGAGCGAAGTTCGCCGCCACCAAGACGAAGAACATCAGTACTAGCAGCAGGAGCTACAATTGCACCGAAGTAAATCGTTGCGCTACTTGCAGCACCGCCAACTTTGACGTTCTTTTCTGTAATAGCACTTCCACCTGAAGTCCATCGGTCAATTCCATCAAGATGGCAATCCCACCGTAGGTCGGTACCATTAGTACCGGGTACAGTAGTCTGCAACTTGATATAGTCAATCACGATGCTGTTCGTGGCGTGTGTATTAAAGATAGTACACAGCGCTTGGGTCGCCAGGTACCCGTCCGCAGCAGCCAAAGAGGCCACTCCGGTTCCGGGTGTAGGATTAACTGCAACGAAGTACGAGCCTTCATCTGCGAGAGAACACCGTGCTTTGCCAATGGGTTGAACCATGACATCGCCCCGAAGGCTGGTGCGTACATCGTACACCTCGCCCTCCTGAACTCGCGTCGGTAGAGCCTTAGCAGCTTTGCCTTGTATTCTAGTAAAACTAGTAGTACTCATAGTTCAAATCCTCCTAGAATGCCGTTGGTAGGGATGCAACTCCGTTTTTACCGGGAGAAGTACAAGCAAGGTTACCCCAGAGGCGGTAACGGAACTCAACTTGATCCGCATCGGAAACACGAATTCGCTGAAGGCCGTCATCTTCCACGAGGTGCGGAAGTGCTTCCAAGTGATGGAACTTCCATGAGCCCATATCTAGCATGTACATTCGGTTCTCAGGACAAGCCGGATCGCCTAGGACTTCAACGGTACCTGCTACAGTATCGATGCTAATTCCACGGAAACCTGCTTTACCGGTTCCACCTGGATCACGAATTACTTTGGTATCCATTTCCAGAGCAAATTGCTTCACCTGGATGGGTGCCATGTAGCACGTAAGGTTGAACCCACCTGTATAGGTGATGCGAGCTGCTAGTTCCTGTACAAGCTCTTCTCGCGATTTGGAGGTATCATCAATACGATGTCCTGCAAGGCGCTCTGGTTCAACAGAACGATCAATACCGAGGTAAGATTCGCCAGCTGAAGGAGCAGTAAGAGGAATCCACGATTCCAGTCCACGGAAAGAAACACCGAAGTCTCCGTCTGCGAAAAGGTATTCCGTCTCCGATTCGCCAGTAACAATACTTGCGTAGTTGCCTGGAGTGCCGAGAGCGGTCTGTGCAGCTGCGATATGCAGGTAGCCCAGCGTGAAGTTAATCTTAGCGATGTAGAAAGTTCCTGCTAGAACAGAACCAGAAGTTCCATCAGTAGTACCGGCTACACAAGCCATACCGCGTGAGAAGTTGTATACGTCGGACTTGTTGTCAAGAACAAGAACATCGTTTGTACCTTCTACGTCGATAACAGAACCCATCTTTCCGCGTGCTCCACCGTGATTCCTGTAAAGGGAAATAGCGGTATTCTTGCGAAGGGCCAGATGTGTATTGCTAGTAGCTCGTTGCAGTGCCTTAAGCCATGCGCCCATATCGCTACGGGATGCGGCCATTGTCTCGGCATCGACTCGTCCAGTGGAGTAATCGCGTGCACGAGTTAGGTTATACTTAATTGAGCTGGAGGGGAATCGGTCACTCTGCGCATTAGCGAAAAGACGCGAACGTGCGGGGTGATCGTATTCAAGAGCGACGTCCATTTGCGAACCTTCGAAATCGTCGGCTTTCGACATAGTTCCGAGCAACGCATACGTCTGCTTCCAAAGTCGGCCCATCTCCTTAGGAGGTTGGAGCCGCTTCATTACTGAAACGAAGGAACCACCAGAGGTAATTCCGTCAACATTAACTGCCATAATTTATATTCTCTATTTTGCGGCTTTTAGTTCTTTCAGATATGCCAGGGTGTCTTGATATAAAGCATCTTCTCCCTCGGGTTCTGGGCGAACTGTGCCGCCTGAAAGGTCATTTGTAAGTGTGGTTGTTTCTACGGGCTTTTTCGCCGGGGCTTGAACTGCTGGAACGGCAGTAACTTTGCTATAACGAGCAACGGTATCACTGATTTGTTTTTCGATCAGTCTTGCCACTTCGGGAGCACTTGGGTATTTGCCAGAGTCGACATACATATGGTCGGCTAGCTCTGCCATCGCTCGAAGAGTTTCTTGAGAACTGTGCTCAACCTCTGTGGCTAAATAAGGTAGGTCCTGTGGTAGGTCGTTCAGGAACCCGGTGTATTGGTCAAGAATCGTCGTAGACTGCACCTGTAGTGCTTGCTGCTGTTGTTCTTGCTTCCACGCTTCCCATTCGCTACGTAGGGATTCGCTTGCTGCATCCGTTTTGGAAATATTGAGTTGTTGTAGTAGCTCGGGAGGGGCTTCATCTCCGAGGTCTTCGGCGTACATCTTGAGAGCGATGTCTCCGGCGTCTACACCGTACTTCTTTACAAATTCGCCAGGATTAGAGAGCATTTCCTGCACTACTGCTTTCTTAGCGTCTTCGATTTCGGTAGCGTGTTTCTGCTTGTTCGTCTCTAGCGTTGCGCGGTGCTGCCGTTCAAGCCTAGCCTGTTCAGCCAAAAACGGGCTTTTGAGTTCCGTACCTGGTTCCGGCGTTGGAGTTTCCTCGACAACCGCAGCCTGTATTGGCTCAGGCGTTTCTGGGGCCGCTTCGGTACTTGTGGTCTCTTCTGCCGGGGGCGTGGAAAGCTCACTTAAAAGTTCATTGATTACGTTATCTGGGTTATTTGGTGCTTCGGTTTCTTCGGGCATTTTATACGTTTGCTATTTGGCCTGGTAGGTTCTGGATTACATCCGACCCTGCTACTCCTCCTGCGAGGGGTGCTTGTCCACCAGCTAAGGCGGGATCGACTGGTGCGGCAGGAACACCTGCTTGCACGGCTTGTTCGGCTAGGGACTTCGTTTGACTTATGTACGTACGAATATTTTCTAGGATCTCCTCGGGTACGTTGGTGTACTCGGTTTGAAGCCAAAGATAGGTTAGTTGCAGCCTGCGTTGAATCAGATCAATGTTCTGGAACGGCTCAGGCGGTTCATACTCGCCATCCAGGAGTAGCTGTTCTACGCGCGTGGCATCTTTGTAATCAGCTGAGGCGATATCGTTGCTGTGCTCTACGTCCGGGTGTTGGAGCAGATAGCGAATTTCCGCTCTATCCAGCTGGCCAACCTGTGCTAGCTCGGTTACAGCCTGTAGGCGTGCACTCGGTGACATCGAAAGCAAACTGGCTGGTTGTATATCAATCTCGAACCTGTCGCGTTCCAGGTCGACGTCGGACCACTTGATTAGCTCCAAAACGTTCTTGTTCGGGAAACGTGCCGTCGTGTCTACGCCATTCTTGAACAGCTTAGCGGCGATGTTAATGGTCATTTCGCCTAGGTCGGTAAAGAGCTTTTCATAGCGCTGGGATTGGATAACAAACCTGTTGGTCTCGATATCCGAGTATTCGCGTAATGCTACGGCGCTCTCTAGACCAGCTGGTTTCAGGCTTTGAGCGGATAATTGGGAAATACCTGCGAATTCGAAAGCAGAACGTTTGAGCTGTTCCTTGTAGTTGTAGATCTCTGCGTTCAGTGCGGTAGGCGTGAAAAACGTCGGTGGCTTGCCGCGGTACGGTATGATGGCGCCAATCCGGTCATCTAGGTGAACCTTGAGTAGCTTGGACGACATGTCCACGAACACCCGCGGTACGGCGATCATGTCCTGGCACTGCTCGATGAACTTGTTTAGGTTGTTAATCCTGCTTTGGATACCATGGAGGTCGCGAGCTAGACCTAGTCCGTAAAAACCGGAAACCGGTAGTCCGTCCCATCGGAAAAACACGAAAGGGAAGTATGTATCGGTGTAAGTCTCGTCGTGGAGCAAAACCTTGTTCGCAACGATAACGTGTCGCCCTGGTTTCGTATCGGTGGGTAAACGCCAAGCTTCGACTACTACAACCTGAGATTTGGGGATATTTGACCCAGCCCACGAATCGGCACCGGCTGCGAGTTCAATCTCGGTCTCGAACTTGGGAAAGAGCGACATCAGGACATTTTTATCGATGATGCGCCGTTCAAAGAGTTCTTGTGGTTTTCCGTCGATTGCACCGCGTTCGTCGACGAGAATATCGGAAATTAGCTTCCGCTCGAAGAACATTTTCTTTTTGCGGCCAAAAACCTTAACTACGCCGGTTCCGAAGATACATGCATCGCGGAATACGCTTGGGCCGAGTTCCCATGCCTTCTGCGACTTCATTTCCGAATAAAGGAACTTTTCCAGTCGTCGGGCCTTCCGTTGCTCTTTAAAATCGGATCCGTTGGTAAGTATGCGCGGTCGGACCCGGTTCTTTGCTATAATAGAAGCAGCGGTATCGATGACGCTCTTGGTTACGTTCTCGGTAACAAACGTTTCTATATTCTCTTGGGAACTGTCCAGGTTCCAGTCTAGGCCCATTTCTCGCCTATTACTGTATGCTCGTGCGTATTCTTTCCAGCTCTGGCGTAACGAAGCCTGATCGTGCTCTATCTCTTCTGCAGTGGTTAGCACCGCGGGCGCAACCATGTCTTTATCTTTAATCTGGTACCAGACCTTATTTAGTTCTGGTGTTAGGCTGTCAAATATCGGCATTTAGTTTTCGGCAGCGGCTTCGGGCCACTCGACCATAATCTCGTATTCTTCTTCGGGCTGTGTAGCAGGGGGCTTCGCAGAGAACTCAAGTTGAACCTCTTTATCGGAGTACGAGACCACGTGATTAGCTCTGAGTAACTCTAGTAGCTCTTTCAGTTCCATATTCCGTCCAAGTTCGTTAAATCGGTTATATCCAAGTTTGAAGTGTTCTTGCGTGCGCGAGAGCGTTTCAGCATTCCTTCTAGCTCCATCTCATCCCACTGTTCTTGCCACTCGGCAGTTCCAGTCTTAGGTACTACGTACGCAGGTTCCCAGAAGTGGTGGTACGCAAATCGGATCAGGTAAAGGAACGCATCGCAGCAGTGGTTGTCGGTATCTTTGTTTTCCTTCTTGTACGTCTTGTCTTTCCACTGGAGAAGTTTCATTTCTGCAGCAAGATGACCTGTAGGGAGCAGTTTGATCTTTTCCGCCCGCAGGTCCGAGTTAACTATCTCGATATGGTCCAGTTTGTCCTTCTTCAGCGCTGCTTCGAACCCTAGACCGCGTTCCCTCAGTGTTTCCACGATTGTCTTCCCTAAACCGCCCGTATCGGCGATCATGGCATCGAATTCCGGGAATTTCTTCATAACGCGGCGCACTTCCCTTTCGATCGCGTCTACGGTCAGGTGTGGGCTTTTCCAGTCGTGCACTTGGTACATCTTTGGATGAGTATCGGAATAAGCAGCAACTACAATGGCGGTAGAGTCGTTGTAGCCTAAGTCTAAGCCAAGTAAATATTTCCATTCGTGCTTCTCGGTATCGTTCTTACGAGTACCGGGTAATGAGCCGTCGTATAGGTTCAGTTCGGAACTAAACGCGTACACCATAAGGGAATCAGTCGGGCACCATTCGCCCAGCCACTCACGAAGCCAAACCGGGTCCGTATCGGGAATACCTCGGTTCTCTTTCTGCTCAAGGGCATCAACCCAGATATGCGGCATCGCAGTGTTCTGTTTGGTGTGCCATTTGTGGAAGGACCAAATCCATTTCCACTTATTGAGCTTAAATTCTTCTTTCCGGCCCCACTCGCGGGGCTTTTGCTTCCGAGTAGTGCGCTGGATGTCGTCGGTAGGGTCATAGTCGGACGTAGCTTCGAAGAAAGGGCCAGCAAGGATGTTTCCTGGCGTACCAATCATGGCTAGCGTACCTCTCTTGTCCTTAAGGCAGGGATCCAGTGCTTCCTCGATGAGGTATTCCAGTACTTCGGTCTGAAACGACTTACCTTCATCGATTACGCAGAGATCAAAGAACTGTCCACGAAATTTCTCGCATTCTTGGAGCGTTTCGCCTCCCATGAACTCGATTACGCTTCCGTTCGGGAAGGTTGCCGTAATATTCGTCTCGTGGAACCTGAGACCTAGCTCGTACTCGGAGTTGAAGGTCTTCAGCGTGCGCCAGAGGTTCTTTTTGGCTTGTCCACGGGTTAGGCAGACGTATTCGATGATTGAACCGGGCCGGGTTAGGCCAGTTCGGCACATTAGTACTAAACAAGCGTACGACTTACCAGAACGTCTCGGGCAACGGGCCGATTTACGTCTCGATCTATCCAGGATGAACTCGCGTTGTGCACGAAAGCACTTATCAAGCATGCGTTTCGCGGTATCAATGTCGCGGGAACGTCGGTCTGTGCTGGCTGCGTCGGCTAGCCCGGAAACTAGGTGCCTAAGCTTCGCCATTCTTACGCGCTTCGATGCGCTTAGCTAGCTCTGCCTTCCCGGCTTCTGGTGTGAACCGTCGTTTCTGACCTGATGGCGTGTCGTAGGCGGGCTTTGTAGCAAGTCCCTGGTGTTGTGGTACTGATTCCTTACAGACGATAGCGGCGTTTACAGAGGCAGCAGGTATCAGGTGTACTGATACATCGCCAGTGTGGCCTTTGATGTAGGACTCGACCACGAAGAAGTGTGGGCGATCTGAGTCGAAGTACATATCGTGGATCCAGGATGCGTCACGATTGAGCGAGTCTGTGAGGTGAAGTGTTTGAATTCGGCGTGTGCGGTCTAGGATGATTTTATCGAGTAGTATTTTCATTTTAACGGATGATACGCTGATTTGGTTTGCCGCCGCGGGGCAATAGGTACTTACGACCTAGCTTGGTACTGAAAGTGAACTGAAACGGCTTATTCTCGGTGAGGAACGTTAGTAGATCGGATGCGATGCCCTTGTTACGGTACTTGCTTTTTACATACAAGTAGTGAAGAACTGCACTTGAACGGCTAACACAGGCGAACCCGAATATCTGCTCTGGGTGCTCTGGGTGCACTGCTAGTACGACCATGTTATCATCGGACTTGACCAGTCGGTCTAGGATGACCTGGTAGACTGCCCGATACATATCAAACGGGATTACGTCTGCGTGGTTCTTGTAGCTCCCAAGCCAGGACTTGTACACGAGACCTACCTCAGAGGTATCGGATAGGTCGAGTTCCCGGAACTTTACTCCGGTTTCACTCATCGGGAATAAAAAGCACCAGGGCGATGATCTCCACGACCATAAGCGTGAACATGGCATAAAGCGCTAGCTCAGGTTGTGTATGCGCGCTTACAATAATCAGCCCGCCCATTGAGAGCATGAATGGGTTCCAGTACTTGGTCATTCTGGCAGAAGTGATTGGTTTTGCTCGGCGTAAGTATCGCGCATTCCTTCCAGTAGCTTAATCTGGAAGTCCTCAGGTAAACGCGCAAAGAATTCGGTCATGAATAGTTCCATTCTGCCTTCTATACCAAGTTTGGCGTAGTGCTCGGATTCGCGGTCTTCAAGTTTGCGCTGCTCTGCGGCGAGTTCTTTCAACGCCCTTGAGATAGCCCCCAGATCGGTTGTAAGGCGGTTGTTGTAAACAGCTCCTTCCGTCTTCATTTCCCGTTCGAGCCGGATAAGCCTACGCTTCAGTACACGGAGAGTAGTGTTGATTACGCTGGCTGCAGACAGGTCAGAATCGGCATCGATGGTAGCTGGCCAGATGAGTGCGGACTTAACCGGTGTACACAGTTCGCAACCTGAAGAGGATTTAAGCTGATGGCCGCATAAACGGCAACGGGGAGTGTTTTCCATTAAGAAGAAATAGTAATAGTTCCTGTGCTGTGATCTATATCAGTGATCACGGGCGGTTTCCGTCGACGGAGCCAGCGGTACAGCCGGACGTACCAGCGAGGGCGTGCAACATAACTTACTTGCATTCCTACGCGGAAGTTACTTGTATCGGTACTGAATAATATAATAGTTTTGGTGGAAGAGGTAGGATACGAACCTACACTAGGCCGGTTTATTTCCCGGTGTCTCTGCTTGGACTACTCTTCCGGTAGAGAGATCGTATGTAACACGGTCGCCACATACTAGGCACCAGAGCATTGAAAAACCGGTATAGGTTATTCCCTTCGGAGGAACCACGAGTGGTTGGGCCAATTCACATTTGTGCTTATTCATAACTTATTGATCTGTATAAATAATGCGGTTAGCATTATTTATTATACCTCAGATAACTTTAGGTAATCGGTTCTTTACCTCGTACCAAGTACTCGGTTAATTCAGTTCGTTGCAAACCAGAGAAAACAATTTGCTAACCCCGGAGCCAAGTATTCGAAGAATACGACTGCGACGGTAATACTAGGCGGTGCTCAAGAGCGGAAACTGCAACAAACTGAATTAGTCTTATAAGTTAATTATACCATAGTAGCTAAAACTTGTCAAGTACTTTCTTTAACTATTTCATAAATACTGATAATAACTAGGTATCGGTTGGGCGGGAGGGAAAGATCTAATGGTTAATATAGTATCCACTAAACGTACTTAACGGGCAATATATTAGCCAAAAAGGAAAAATAGTATCCACACGTACAGTAAAGAAGTGGATACGAAACCTATTTGGGCTAGCGTATTAGACACCCTGTGCGACCATTTCCAACACAAGAGATCCCGGGGGTACCCGCCCCCTGCAAACATTGCGTAGTCTTTCCCGGATTAATAGAGGAACGCGCAAACATTGCACTTGACATACCCACAAATGTATGCACTACTACATAATAGGGCTGGCAACCGTGCTGTCAAGGGGCAAAACGCGCAAAGATTGCACTTGACATGCTAGAATAGGGGGCCAGAACACCCAGGTAGGCCTAGTCAAGCCTATTCCCGTCTTTCTTAGTGTAATGTTTACACCTATAACCTAGCGCACGTGCACTATATGCGTGTAGTCTGTATAATCTGGACACAAAAATGCACCGGATGATTAGTCCGATGCATAGATTGCGCTGTTATTTACTTATATCTTGTCAAACTGCTCAGTTGTGTACGTTTTATAGTTGACATACCTACTCAGCTGTAATTTAGCTACACGGTCATCAATGGCTACACCACGGAACTGTGTGATCTTATCATCAATAAGGCAGAAGCATGAGATCAGCTCGACGGTTGTATTACTATCAAGCTCGCAAGGTGCGTTTGTCCAATATGTAGTCATTCTTTTATCCCTCCATGTTCATTCAGTCCATCACAAATAGCTTGCAACGGAACGTATCCATACACTGTATCAGTTGGGTTTTCTGGGTCTTCAATCCACTCTGCCCATAGCTTAACCTCTTCACTTGGGAACCCAATTTCCGCTTGATACCATGGACCCGTGTTACTCCTTGGCGATGCATATGCATATTGATTAGCCTGTACCGATACTGTAAAACCGTCCTCACACGTTAATCGTGGAATTGGTCTACCATCTCCCTTGGCTAGTATTGCGTTTAGTTGGTCTGGTGTTGTCATGATATGTACCCCTCAAGCAGTAGCATGTTGATTAGTTTGAACGTGAGCTTTGCATTGCTCCACCCACCATTGCTTTCCTTGATTGTTTCCTCGATGCATAACGCGAGCTGAAAATGCTTTACATCGATTGTTTCCACCTTTCTCCACTCTTTTGTGGGCTCTTCAACTTCGTAAGCTTCCTTACAGTATTCCATTTTCAGTGCTTTCTGTAGCTAACATTAGCCACGTTGTTTGAGTAGCATGCGACGCAAGATCCACACTTGCCATCTCGTTTATAGGCTTGGCACTCTAGGCCGTGGTGTGTGTTGCCCGTGTGAACAGTGCTAGTTGGTAACGTTGTGTAATTGGGTGGACATGAATCGATCATTAGTGCGCTTACTCGTATACATAGGTTTGGCGGTATCGTTCCCTTGAACTGGCGAATCTTGAATAATTCCCGCGTTGGTAACCAAAACTTCGTATTTGATAACAGCTCTGCAATCTGCACAATGCGTGCGAAATGCTCAACGCTTTGGATATCGCCTGAATCATGCCAACGGAAATAATCACCCGAGTAGTGTGCAATCAACGTAACCATCGACTCCACCCAAGCGGGATGCCTGATACCTGCTAGCCGTTTTGCCTGTGCTTTCTTCACACTAGGATATTGATAATTTCCGCTCAATGCATAGCACCCGTTGCATACGCTCCCTGATTCACCCGCTAGCCCCATGCCGATATGGCACGAGGTAGCAGGCAGACCAGTACTACATCCACGCATTTTGCTAGTGCGACTAAGCGAACCGGCATTTTCACGCGCGATTTTGAGTTTCATAACCACGCCTTGAGTATGTTGCTTGCCTTGCTGATTTGTTTGGCACCATTTCCCAACCACTGTGATTGAAGAGAACGGAGCGCCTTATCGCCATCCGAATCTGACCCACGTCCTGTGCTATGACTAATAACCTGGGTTACACCATTGTACAGATCCCAGTACGTACTCTGTGTATTACCGATTCCGCTTTCAAACGCTTCCGTGATTTGCTCGCGAATTCCTTTCTTCTTGACATCGGCGGCGTCTTTCCCGGTGAACGCATCGAGGAATCGATCAAGGTCCGTCTGGTTAACAGTACGCCCAGCAAACGCACGCCAGAGATCCAAATTTTCCTCGAACCGAAATTCGTACGCTTGAATCAGCGTATCAAGCTTGCCCTGTATATCGCCGCAATGCCGTAGCTTCAGCATACTACCTTCCTTCGTTGCAGCTGCTACCGTATTCGCACACACAGCACGTGTTGCTACATCACCACCCTGTATACCCGTTGATCCGTCATGCGACCAATACCACAACAGAAAGTTGGTAACAGGATCTCCAGGTCTTACCTCTGCTGTACAGTTCTCGGTACGTTTGAGCTGTAACCAAGCACGAGAACCGCCAGAAAGCATGCCAGCGGTTTCCACCTCGAAGCCCAGGTCTACGAGCGGACGCAAGCTTTGGATCACTTTGTAGTCCTGTAGTACTGAGTACCGCGATTGCACCATACCGAGTTGCCGACCTGATGAATCGACCACGGCGTAATGCCCTGCCATTGTTGAGAATTCAGGCAAACCACCTATGTTGCAGCTTTCGTAACCAGCGGGTAATAGAGCTACCTCGCGATAGAACCCGCATTCACTCGCGGCTTGTTCCAGCGTGAGACCATTTTCAAAAGCTCGGCCGTGCCTATGCCAGGGAATTCCCGCGCCATCACGTAGCCGGTAAACCATGAGTGCTTCGCCGCGTTCGTTGAATACTAGATCGTGCATAATTCTGTTCCTTATAATGTGAATTGAAAGTACAACCCTATGCGCAACATACGCATAGGGCCAGTGTTGCTATTTGGGTGTGAGTCTCAAGCTATCAGTGCGCCCAGTGCCGAGTCTTTGGCGTCTGATTCGCAATCGCAGTCAGGCATCTCACACTGAGGGCATAGGTCAACGCCCCCGGCGGGACACTGATTGCAGTGTGCCGCTAGCACTTGCCAGGAGTGGATGAGTCTCAGGTCAAGCTTGTGCTTGTCCCTCAGCCCTATGATGATATCTGTGGGCAGGATGGCACGTACCTGCTCCTTGAGTAGATTGATGTCTGCTACGAGTTCTATTGGCATGATTCATCTCCGTAGATCTCTTCAGATGCTTCTGAAAGTGTTAGATCGCAAAAACCGCCCCAAGTTACAAAGCGAAGTAGGGCCATGTATTCCAGTTGGCCTGGGGTGTCTTGGCGTGTCATGTCCGATCCACCCGGAGCGGCTATTCTCAGGCTGTCCATACGATTCTGCGCTGCCTTGATAAGTGTGCTTTTCATTGTGTCCCTTTCTTCATAGCCAACCCTTTATAGTGTGAATTGAAAGTACAACCCAATTGCGCAACATACGCACAGGGCCAGGTCGTAATAGTCGTACTTAGTCGCCATTCTTTTCCGCTTTGCTTTCCTTGCTTGTTTTGACCGGACCGTTCTCGTAATCCACGAGTGTTTCCATGTTCGTGTACGCCTCGGACCAGTCTGGCTCGGAGTCATCTCGTTCTACGATGTCCAGTCGCTTGCGCAGTACATTCTGTGCCCATGTTGGTAGGCTCATGATGCCCTCATTTCTTTCCTGATTGCGTAGTCAATCGCCAATGCTGCAAGCAACCGCTCTGCAGTCATTTCCTTATTGAGCTTTGCCTCGAAATCCGAGGTCGGCTTCACTCCTGGTAGTTTGGTTCGTTTCATGGTGTTCCTTTCTTCTTCTTTGTTCATGTTCGTCTCCTTTGGTTGATTTGTTCAAAACGCAGAACAGACCGTACCCGTCGGATACAGTCTGTACTATGCTCAAAACTGAGATATGAGCGGTCTACGCGGTCTTCTGGTACTACGTGCAGTCGCCACAAAAGCAGCTACAAACACGCCCACCGAGCCTACGCAGACTTGATATCTCCGGGTTGATTGTGCAAAACGCGAGGTCAATCCCCGACGCACACGCGGTCCCATCCCGCGTATTCAGAAACTATTCGAATTTCACCGCTGCCGTCTGTATACAGTATAGATCCGTTTTGTTCGTTTGGGCAACAAAAAACAACATTTATTTTCGAGCACAGAATTACAGTCATGCTATAATTACAGCTACAACGGAATTCGGCCTGTGCGCGCCCCAAACGGTCCGGCTATTTTAATAGCAGCACGTGTAGGCAAAACGCTTAGAACGCAGCTGTGTAAGCCCAGCGAGCAACCGTGAACGAACGTTAACTAGGGCTAACCCAGGTTCTCTACTCGGTATCAAACTTGCTAGTAAACTCATACTGTAATTTTACACTCATACGGTAAATTACACATATACTGTAATTTTACACTCATACGGTAAATTACACATATACGGTAATTTTACACATATACTGGAATTACACATATACTGGAATTACACATATACGGTAATTTTACACATATACTGGAATTTTACAAATACGGTAATTTTACACTCATACGGTAATTTTACACAAATACAGGACCAAATCAAAATCCCCGAAATCTGGGGGAAAGTTCCAAAATATATTTGGGAATTGATTTAACGCAGCGCGTCAGAATAACATTCGTTGCTAAAACTACCACGAAAATGTTCAAATCTGCACCAAATCCTTGCGATTAATCAAAACATAGGGTACCTCGAAACGAAGGGGCAACCTTTTACATATAGGGCAAACTACACTATATACAGGGTAGTCTGTTCGTGCTATACTGGGTGATATGAACGACTGGATATTAATACTTCAGGATTACTACGAAGAAGAACTGGGTACATTCCCTGGTTACTTTGTAGCTGCAGAGATTTCTATGGGTGGGGCAAATAGTTATGGTGACGGATACGGAATCGGAAACGGAGACGGAGACGGAACCGGAGATGGAGATGGAGACGGAACCGGAAACGGAACCGGATACGGAACCGGAACCGGAACCGGATACGGAAACGGAACCGGATACAGATACGGAGACGGATACGGAAACGGAGATGGAGACGGAACCGGATACGGAAACGGAAACGGACGTGGAAAAGGTTTAGGTTGGATTTCAACACAAGGTGTGTTATAATGAAGTATGGAGCAACTTGTTGTTCCTGTACAAGTTTTGACTATTAATAGACTACATCACCGATTGCAGTCCCGTCGGTATATAAACAAGGGAGATGTCGTTAGTGGGGGGCATCTTAATCGCAATCTTCACAACAGTTTGGTTTGTATGAGTAGCATCATTACATTAATTTGCGCGGAAACAACGTGCGCAGGGCTGATCATTAGCGGGCTGATCGGTAAAAAGCAAAACCAAGCGGTGATATAGTAGTTGAGGATTTACTACCTCCTGATTAATATACGACTAGGGAGGTAGTCTAGCATTCTACACAAGAGCGGATATGGAACCTGTATTACAGGTCGGTATTGCCCGCTATGGAAATAAATGATATGGAATCTGATTGGATACTGGTACTCGAAGACTATTACATGGAGGAGCTGGGTTACACTACTCATTTCTGCTCCGGGTACGAAGACTCATTTGGCGGAAACGGAAACGGATACGGATACGGATACGGAGACGGATACGGAACCGGATACGGAATCGGATACGGAAACGGATACGGAACCGGATACGGAAACGGATACGGATACGGATACGGAGACGGATACGGAAACGGAATCGGAACCGGAACCGGATACGGAACCGGATACGGAAACGGAAACGGAAACGGATACGGATACGGATACGGATACGGAACCGGAAAAGGTTTAGGTTGGATATCAGTACAAGGTGTGTTATAATGAAGTATGAGATGTTTTCAAGAATGGCGTAGACCGGGTTCAACTGTTGGTAGTAAACCTGAGGTAGAAGCTAAACCGGAGCAACCAGTGTTCATCGTACCCAACAGTAGAAGCACAGCCAAGATAATCTATGGTGATCCTGGTAAACTAGGTAAGAAAAATTTCCAACGAAGACACATGACCATAGCTAAGAACCTACCGGGTACATGGAACAACGGCAAAGGTAGGCTGTTTGTACATAAGAAGGCGGAAGATGCACTAAGGAAAGCACTGGATCTATGTAAGAAATATGAAGTATTGAATGAAATCAGTCGTTTGGGGTGCTATAACCACAGACATATGAGGCATAATTCAAATCTACCTCTGAGTTATCATGCATTCGGGGTAGCGCTCGACATCAATCCAGAGTACAATATTGCTACAAAGGAAAATGTAATGAACCCTTTTTCATATGTCTGGAAAGAACACTGGCCAGATGGAGTTAGCCTCGACCTCGTTAGTTGCTTTAAGGAAGCTGGTTTTTCATGGGGCGGCGATTGGGAACACTACGTAGATCCGATGCACTTTGAGCTGGTAAAATGAACGACTGGATTCTAGTACTCGAAGACCACTACATGGAAGAACTGGGTTACACTACTCATTTCTGTTCCGGGTACGAAGAATCATTGGGCGGATACGGAAACGGAACCGGAAACGGATACGGAAACGGAAACGGATACGGAACCGGAAACGGATACGGAATCGGAAACGGAAACGGAAGCGGAAGCGTAAGCGGTAACGGAAACGGAAACGGAAACGGATACAGAAACGGAACCGGAACCGGAAACGGATACAGAACCGGAACCGGAACCGGATACGGAACCGGATACGGAAACGGAAG